TCCATTGATGCACTACCACCAGTACCTGCAAGTGATTGTGGGTCTTGTGTTGCAATTATATAATCCTGAGGTGAAGTTGATATTACATCTCCACTTGGACCAATTACTGCATCATTAACTTTAGTTTCCATTGCTGCCTCTTGCGATTCAGCTCCTCCACTTTTACCAAGTAATTTTAATGCCCAATTAGGTAATATATTAAGTATTTTTTCTTTAAGACCAGTAAACATTCCACTAAGAGATTCTCTAATAGCAGTAAATACGTTTCCGAATGTATCCAATAAAGCCATTGGAATTGCTGCAAAGAATCTTAATATACCTTCACCTAAGCTCATTAAACCATCTAATACTTGGTCAAAGTTTCCGGTAAACAATCCCTTGAATATATCATACACCCCACTTATAACATTAGATACTGCCTTGATTCCATTTGCAAATACATTAATTGCAATTGAAATAACTCCACCAAGTATGTTACCAATAACTTCAAACGTTTTCTTAATTCCATCTACAGCTTCCGCACCTTCTCCTCCAAAAATATCATTAAATATCCTTTTGATTGGGTCAAATGCCTTAATAAGGTTTTTAATCGCACCTCCAACAGTTGAAAATATTCCTTTAATAAGAGGCATTACAAATGACATGGCTCCTATTATAAGTTCACCGATAGGTAAAAACATTTGTAGTATTTGAGAACCCATTGCAGATAGTTTATTACCCATTGATTCTAATCTACCTTGTCTTTCTTCTTCTAGTGCTAATTTATCAGTTGCGGCATTAATTTCTTCTTTACTCATATTAGAGATATCCATTCCAGCTTTAAGTGCCTTCTGTAAAAGTTTTCCTCTTTCACCTTCTGTACTTAATCCTAGTTCTTGGATTCTAGCCATGTTTTGCATCTCACCAAGTGTCATACCAGTTGCTTTTTCAAGAGCCTCTTGTTCAAATACACTTAGATTTTGTAAATCAACTTGGTTTCTAAGTTGGTCTACCATCGATGCCTGTGCACCAACTACATCACCTTGAGCTGCAAGATAACGAGATTGTGAGAAGTTCAAGTTAGTACCTAAGATAGCACTAGCTTCCATTTCACCACCAATTGAATCTTGATAATTTAATAAACCTTTGGATACCTCTACTGCCTTTTTAAGGGATGTACCTAATTTAGCCGCATTTATTGCTGCTGCTCCCATTGCTTGTACATTTCCTCTAAAGAATCCATTTGCATCTTCAGCTGAATCAGCAATATCAGCCATTACTTTACTCGGAGCAACTCCTTCTTGAGCTGCTAATGAAGTAAGAGATTCTAAATTAGATTGAGCAACTTCTTCACTCAATCCTCCCATATTTTGGAATGCTTTATTTAATTTTGCTGCATCTTGTGTAGAAACCCCAAAGTTCTTACTAAGAACTAACATGGATTTCATTGTATTTGCAGCTGGTTGTTCAATACCACCAAATTCGTTTGTGAAATCTGCAGCTGCTTTTGCAACATCTTCCATCGATGCACCCAATCCTGCAGTTTGTATGTAAACAGAATTTATATTCTGTTCCATTTGTTTGGTTTGAGAGTTTAATAATCCAGTCTCATCCCTAAATGCTTTTGCACTAGCCTCCATGTTTGCAAATGCCTTAACACCTGCGGCTATTATAGCAAGTAAACCAAATATTATTGCCTGAGGACCAGTTAACATTGCAATTCCCATTGCTCTGAATCCTCCTATGGAAGATTTAACAAATCCCATGATACCAGCTTTACCACCTTTGGCTGCATCAGCAAAACCAGTAACAAAACGTTTTGCAGAATCAGCAATAGCACCTTTCATTTTTTCAAGTGGGCCTGAGGTAACACTATCTAATAATCCTCCTAAAACTGGAATACTTTTTAAGCTCCCTTGCATTCCATCAAGGCCTGAACTTAGTTTATCTGCAAATCCACTAGCTTTTTTATCAACAACATCAAGAGTTTTTAATTTATTTTGTTCTACGTTTAGATTCGCAATTGCTAATTGGCCAATTTGTTTATTTTTACCAAAGTAATTTTTAGCAAACTTTTCTTTTTGTTGTTCGATACCAGCAATACGTTCTTGAATACTAGATGCCTTATCACTATCATCTAACATTTGTTTTAGAGATTTTTGATAACCCTTTTCTGCTTTTGTTTTTTTGTTTGTGGCACTAGTATTGTCATCTAATAGTTTAGTTAAATCACTAACCATAGAAGAAGATATTTTTAGAGCATCTTGATACTCTTTCTCTAACTGTGCTTTATTCTTTGCCATTTATTACATTCCAGCATATTTTTTCATTCCAGGTGGAATCTTGATACCATTTTTTTCTGCATCAATTATTTGCTTTCTTAAGTTTTCCATTGAGTTATCTAAATTATCTACTGCCTTTTTGAAATCTTTATCTTTCTTTAATAATTTTCCAAGTTTTCTAGCAAATAGTCTTGATATAAAACCTTCGTTCTGAAAATAAGGCTTAGATTTAAGTTCTCTTAATTGTTCTTTAGTTATCTTCATATTAATCTCCAATTATACTACTATAAATATAGAGCATAAAAAAAGTGAGGAAATTATTTCCTCACTCTTACATTTGGCCCCTTTGGGGAAGAACCTTGTTGTTGTCTTTGAGATTTTTTTATCTGTTCTTGCTCTTTTTTCTTAGCATCTGCAAGTTGTTGGTAGTAAAATCTCCTAATATGTATCGGTAATCTGTAAACTCCTTCTTGAGTAAATCCATTACCATAATAACACATTTCAAAAATCTGTTGGTGGAGTGTAACTGAGTAGTTACTCGGTAGGCCAAAAAAACCCAACGCCCATGGGGATGGACCTAACCTCTCCTTCTCCCGTCTCATCATCTACAAACTCGAACTCCATAACGATATCGGGTGTTATCGTTTGTATGTGTTCTCTAAACGCCTTGGTATCACGAGTTATAAACTTGTTGTTAATAAAATTAGTTATTGTTTTAGTATCTGATTCACCATCTACTGATAGAATCATATATCTATATCTTGTTGTTAATTCAGCCGCAACACTACCTTTATTTAATCTTGATAAAGCTTTTATATCAGCATCAATTTTCTTTTCATCACCATGGGTTAAAATTTTATATTCTAACTTGTTTCCTCCATGTGGTGTGGTGAATTCATACTTGTTTTCTGATGAAAGTTTATCAAAATCAATTTCTTTTGTTTGTACTTTACCTAAATCAACTATTTCCTCTTGTTGTTCTCCTATTGAGTTAGTGAGTTGTATCTTATACTCTGGACCATAACCTAGTACACGAGTTGCAAGTAGTATTGCATTTTTATCCCCTAATAAGATATCATCTACGTTAATTTCTTTTTCAACTATAATTGATTCGAATAACTTATCTATCACCACCCCCTTTCTCACTAGATTCTGCGAAGCCAGAATTTCTTCTTCTCTTGCAGTCATATATTTTATCTCAACGGTTCCCTTCGAGAGAGGATTACTCTCAGGATAACCTTTACCTTGTGATGGTAATGAGATTATTTCTGTTGGAAAATCATAATTTGCCATAAACTTAATTTTTAATGTTCGTATATAAATATATAATTTTGAAAAAGTTGGAATTATTTATCTTGTAAATATCCTATTAAGATAAATAACATCCATCCTGCAGCTATCGATAATATTACTATATGTTCTTTCATTTCTTTTTATCCAATTGAAATAATGTATAAATTATCGTGGCTACAATACCATGTAAGAATATTTTTGGAAGTACCAATTCAAATGGTAGTGTTTTATTTATAAGTGCATAGAAGTAAAGAAAACAGGCAAATATATTAACACCAACTACAAAATTACCGAAGTATTCTTTTAATTTTGTGTTCCAATATTTTTTTAGTACTAAAAATACTACTAAAAATGCCGCTATTTCTATCACATACTCACTCATCACTAACTCCATTTGAACATATAAATATATAATTTTGGAAAAGTTATAAAAAAAAAGGTTCTCACTAAGAGAACCTTTTATATGGAAGTGACAAAAGTATTGTTTGTATTAGTATTCTAATATAGCGTAATCGTATGAAAGTGTTAAAGTGATTTCTGATGGGTCATTTGAACTCCAATCTAAATCATTAAATACTGCACTGTTGATAAATGCACCTTTAATTTTCCAATTTTCGATTTTATCTCCAACTGGTCCTAACATATAGATATCGATATCTTTTTTATAGAAATCTGCATATCCATCTCTACCTGTAATAGATTCATGAGATGTTCTTACCCATTCCATTACTTGTTGTGCTCCACTTGGAACAATAGGGTCATATAGAGTAACCTCTACATCTTGCCATTCACCTTTACCTTTTAATTTTCTTTTTACGTTGATATGGTCTAGAACAACAGGTTCAAATGTAATTGAAGGTCTGTTAGCCGCTTTAATAAGATAAGAAGCGATACCATCAATTTCCATGATGTATCTGTTCTTCATCTTCGGTTCGAAGTTCGTGTAGAACATATCGTTAAATTCTAATACTTCTGCCATTTTTTTATCTCCTAGTTAACAACTATAAATATAGTTCTTTTTTATTTTTAATTAATTATGCCGAGAACGATGCTCCTGTTGGTAAAATGTTGAAATCAATTACAATGAATTCAGCCGTTTTTGTAGGTTGTAAATAAATAGCCCCTGCCAAGATATTTCTATCGATAACGTCTGGTGTATTGTTAGATTCATCCATTACTACTCTAAAAGCGTAAAGTCCTTGTCTTTGTTGTATTCCTTCTAAATAAGGATTCACAGTATTTAAGAACTTACCTCTTGTTTGAGATGTGTTCTGTTCAAATACTAAGTATCTTGATGTAGAAGCAATATATTTCTTAACCTTGATTAATAATCTTCTTACGTTGATTCTATCAAGTGCAGATGCTCTATCTTGTAGAGTTTTCTGTCCAAATGCAACGATACCCTCTCCTGGGAACGAAGCGATTGGATTAATCTTTCCTTCATATAATGTATCTCTTTCAGCATGTGTTAATCTGTTTAGTACAGAAACGGCTCCTGTGATACCACCTCTATTCAATCCAGCTGGTGCAAACCATTCAGCAGCAACTGCATCATTTTCAGCGTATATTCCTGGCATCAATACTGATGGTGGAACTGAAGTTAGTTTATTAGTTCTACTATCAATTGTTTTAACCCATGGGTAATAAGTACCAACGTAGTTAGAATCAATTGATTCACCTTGTAGGATTGCTTGAGCGATAGTATCATCTTTATCAGTTGTATCACCAATAAAGAATGCATCTTCTCTAGATTCTACCATATCAGTTACTTTATCAAACACATAAGAGTGTAATCTTCTTACAACACCTGGTGCAGATACTAAGTTGATATCGAAATCATCTGGATTAGATACTGAGTTAATTGCCTTTACATATGCAACTGAACCACTTGCTGTTGAAGTAGATAAGTTGAATCCTTGTGTGTTTCCAGCACCCCATTGTGAATCATCTGCCTTAGCCGATTTGATTGTTGGAGATTTACCATCGAATCCACCTTGGAATCCTACTGTAAACTGTCTCTTGTTGATTGTAGATGCATCATCTGATGTAGATATAGTGTAACCGAAGTTAAATGTTCCATATCCATCATCTTGATGATTTTGAGTACCACCTGAAATGTTTATATTTGCATCAAATGAGAAAGCAGTGTTTCCACCAACAGTTGCCGAAGCAGGTAGTGGTGCTAAATATCCTTTGTTATCAATTTTAACAATTGCACTTTCTAAATCTATACCTGAGAAAGCTACTGATTTAGAAGAATTGTTATCTGATGAACCTGTTGAGAATATTACTGCTGGGATATCTGATTCTGAACCACCTACTAAAATTGGGTTAGTATATGCACCATGTCCAAATGGTACTGCAGTTACAGGTGATGCTCCTTCAGCTATACATTCAACTCTAACGAATTTAGAACGATTTGCATAATCACCATTCATTGTCATTTTTCCAACTGCATCAATAGTGAGGTTTTGGTCACCAATTGATTTCTTAATATAGTTAGGTGATGCAGGGTCTAGTGATACATTGTTAAATGTTTCTAGTACTACTTTTCTTTTATCAGTATCATCAAATGCACGAATAGCTACTGAGAAAGTTCCATAATCAGTTGCATTTGAAGTACCAGCTGCTTTTACATTGAAAATAGATACTTTATATTCTGTGTTTGCATAATTACCATCACCAAGAGTATGTAACTTAAATAAGTTATGTCTTTCACCTGAAATCAACTGTGATTGTATCCAAGGAGTGGAAGCATGTTGAACATCATGTGTGAAATCTTGGTCTGCTAATTCAACAAGTGAAACTTGTGAACCACTATTAGTTAAGTGGTCAGCAAAGTTTGTTGCCGCATTTTCAAAATATTTGTATGAATAAACGTTTTTACTACCGAAAGCATCTTCTCCAAATACATCTGATATATCGTTTCCAGCTGATGGAAGTACAGATGCTGAAATTGCAGTTCCTAATAAAGAACCTGAAATTTCAAATGCTGATGCTGAGGGTGATGAGTTAATTACTGTGGTATCGTTTAACTCAACATCTAATGCTAAGTTATCAGTTGCATGAAGGATACCAATTATTTGGTCATCTTTCGTTCCAACTCCACTTAATTTAATACCTAGAGGTTTAGCTTGAGTATAACCACCAATATGTCCTACACGAACAATAGTAGCCACACCAGCTTCTCTCAGGTAATTTTGTACGGTATATCCCGAATAGTAATCTCCATTGGGTGTACCGAATATTTCTTCGAATTCTGATTGTGTATTAACAACGGTTGGTACGAAAGCAGGTCCTTTATGGAAAGGTCCAATTATTGCTGCTCCGATTTCTCCAATCCCTTGTGATAAGAAAGAAAGGTCATTTTCTCTCGTAAATACACCAGGTGATACAATCTTTTCTGCCATTTTATTTACTCCTTAGTTAATTTTTTTGTATAATATACTCTTATATAAGTATTAATAACTTCACCGAAAAATATTTTTTGTACTAATAATAAGAAATTGTTCCAAATATTCTTTTGTGTGGAAACCCTTCTTTGAAATCAGTACCATGATAACTATTCGGTTGTGTTTTGAAAAAGTGAGCATTCCTAGGAATATATTTCACTTCTTTTTCTTCATGAAACCCACTATAAGGGTTTGATGAATCTTTTTGTTCTTTCTTCGAATAAAATTTAGTTCCGTAATCTTTATAATCTAAATCTAAATCTCCTACGAATAAAATTCCTTTATATCTAGGTATTTCAAGTTTTTCAATAGTTTTTCTATCACTATAACCCATATGACTACCTATAACATAAATATCATCTGAATGAGGATAAAGTGTATGTAAATCGTTAGAAATACATAAATTTACACTCCATTTCATTTTTTTTCCAGTACTAGGGCTAAATAGAATAGGAAAATTATCTAAATTTTCTTCTTGTATTTTTTCTAATCTGGTACTTATTATATCTTGAATATCTAAATATTCTTGTGTATATAACCACACTCCATGGTTATTTTGAACTAAAGTCTTATTTTCTTCAGACGTTAAGTTCTCTAATCCAAATTCATCTATTTTATATCTCATCTCATCTAGAACCCAATATTTGTAAGATTTCAAATCTTCTTCATATGGTGATAATACATCAAGTGAAGCAGAGTACAAATATTCATTCTCTTCCTTCGTTATTAGATTTTCAATTTCTATATGAGGAAATGGTGAAATAAATGATTTGTCTTTCATATTAATAAAGAAGTTTACTTTGCTTCTTCTACTTCCTCTTTAGCTGGAGATTCTTGTTCAACAGGTGTAAATTCACCAGTTTTAGGGTCATAGTTCCCATCTCCATACTTTTCATTCAATCCTTTGAAAATATCTTGTTCAGATTGTGCCAATTCTAGATGTTTTTGTATCAAAGCAGTTTCTTGCTCTTCAAATTGTTGTATAGTTCTTGCTTTTTGAATAGAAAGCTGTCCTAATTGTGTGAAAACAATACCAACTGATTTTTTTAATTCTTCGATTGATTGAATTTCTTCTTTTGTAAATTTTTGCGTATTCGCCATAACTAATTAATTTTGTGTTTTACATTAATATATATAAATATATAAATTTTTAGAAAACGTAAAATATTATGCTTCAAATGTCAATGTAGCTGAGTAAGTTCCAATTCTTCCACCTTTTCTAGCCGCTACTCTTGCATAGTATGTAGTACCATCACTTAAGTTAAATGGAGAATCACCTAATCTAACCTGCATTGTTTCAGCATTCCAATTACCTTTATTAATAATAGGTGATGAGAAATCAGAGTTATTATCTACTTGTACTGAATAATCACTCGCTCCAGTATATTCAGTCCATGATAAATTAGGGTCACTATATGAAAGACCAGTTACTGCCGATGGTAATGGGTCACTAAATGTGTTTCCACCTTTGTTGTGGGTAATATATCCATTTACTAAATAAGTATCTTCAGTTTCTACATCTATTGAAACAACTTCAGTTGAACCAACTGTTGATTCTTTAGAAGTAACTTCTACTAATGAGTTATCTTCTTTTACTAAATATTCTCCTATTTGAATATCTAAAGCAGGTTTGAACTTAAATGTATTATCTACTTTAACTAACATTGGGTGTTCACCTGTAATTTGTAATTCACCATTGTTTATATCATATATTCTATCTGCAAATGAAAATACTATATTGGTTACTGTTACATCTTCCGATGTTGTTGATAAATCATTTGTAGACCAATTTAGATAATCATCATCCGAATCTTCACCTAAAGTTGCTATTTCAAATCCTTTAAGAACATCTCCTTCTTGTACATCACCAGCTGATATAATTGTTCCATCTGCCTTTGTTATAGGAGTATCCAATGATAAACAAAGAGCATCAGAGTTACCATCATAAGAATCAACTACATATATAGTTTTTTCTCTTACAGTATTATAGTTTGTTGCATGGTCATTAAATCCATCAGCGAATGTTACTTGAAGAGTATTTTGTTGATTGGATGTTATTGATATTAATGTTTGACTTGAACCACCTATATCAGTTTTAGCAGTTACAGTTGCTGTTGCATCTTGGTTTGAGGATATAGTTATATCACTTTCAACTTCGATTTCATCTTTTGCCCAAGTAAAGTTTTGATATCTACCAGATATAGAACCAAATTTAGCACCCGCACCTGTAAATCCAAGTGTATAAGTATCAGAAGTATCTTCTACTAAGTAAGTATATCCAGATATTGAACCAACTGTATCTATTCCGAAGTCATCTAACGATACTTCAGTTCCAGCTGAACTGTTAATAGTATTTAAGGATACATTGGAATTTTGAGTATTTCCAGTTGCTCCTGCTAATGCATTTAATGAAAGGGTATCTCCTGAACTTCTTGCCATATTTTTCTCCTATATGTTATAAATATCAAGTAATTGATTTATCCACTTTTGTTTATTAGTGTAGTTTTTAATCATATACTCTTTAAGAATACTAAACCACTTGTTTTTTATATCAAACGACTCTGTTGTTAGTCTATTATAAATATTATTAAAATCAGTTTGCGATGCCGCTCTGTAAGGATATTCGAAATCAGGACACCAAGTTGTGTGTAAAATTGGTATTTTTCCATAATCAACCGCCTCGAATATTGAATATCCAAAGGGTTCATATGTAAAACATGAATGAGATATACCCCAGTCCATATTGTAAAACGTATCTTTGTATTTTGGATTATACTGATATATTTTTAGTTTAGTAAAATTCAATCCTTGTCCTTTTTTCCATAAATCATTTAATTCTTTACCATCTGTAAATGCATATCCTGGTTTTCTATCTAATAGGTGAGGATTTTTTCTTCCTTCGCATCTTGCTGCAAACCCAATATTATTTGAATTACTTAATTCTTTATTCTCTTTGAATTCATAAAAATTTGGTATATCAATTGTAGAATATTTTAATGGATATAATCCAATCCATATTGATTTTTTTGCCCAATCATTTACTTCCATCTCCCACTTGGAGGAATGAAATGGATGGGATATAACAGGAACATCACTAAACATAGTTGATTTTACAATATGGTCAACTGAATTATGCAGTACATTACTGTATATTTTATGTTTATTACTTTCTATGGCTCTTTGTGGTGTATAATGTCCATGTAAAATATGAATCCTTCTACAATCTTTTACTATTTTTTCAAACTTTCTTATATCATCACCATGCCAATGAGTTTCTATTGGAAACTCGAATTTATGATTATTGAAGTTTTTAGGTTTATTTCTATGAATAAGAAGTACTGGTTTTACTTTTAATTTTGGTGATATTTCTTCTAACCAAATATTAACCCATGTATCAGTTCCTGCATTTAACCAAGGACCTCCACCAGTTGTATAATAAACATCATACATATTTTATTTTTTTACTATTATTTTTCCTGCAAAGTTTGAAGAAAATGAAACTGTTATTTGATTTTGATGGACAGATTCTATATCCAATGGTACTTCTTGTGTATTATTTGTAGTATTCCAAGCCTGAACAAAAGGATATCTTTCATTTAAGCCATGAGTTATGGTATAAAAAGCAGCACCAGTTACATCTTGTCTATAAGAAGTAAGGGTTTGAATTTCATCACCCAATCCAGTAATATTAGTTGCCTCAGTTGAACCACTTACAACATGTCCACCTTTTGCAACTACAACATGGCCAGAGTGAGCACCTGATAAAACAACTTGTACTGTATTTGAATTAGTTAAAGATACTGTTTCTGGTATAAGTTGATTATAACTTGAATCATATGTAGAAACTAATACATTTCTTGTATCAAAATTATGTGATACGTTTATAGTTGATTGATTAGAGAAAGATGCAGTTACACTTGCAATTTGGTCAACTTGAATTCCAGTCAATCCACTACCATCACCAACAAAAGAACCACTAAAAGAACCACTTGCTATAATATCAGAAGTTGCTCCGATACTTGTACCATCTAATTGAGATGAACCTGAAATTATACCTGTTCCTCCTAAATGTGATACAGTTTGTGCTGATGCAGAAACTATACTATCTCCATTTGCTAATAAAATTTTAGATTCTGAACCCGCTTTTCCTGCTTTCCAATAATCATTTGTAGCATCCCATAAAAGAGAACCACTTGTAGTTGAACCACCAGTTGAATCTTTTACGAATATACCACCTTCTGTTGCAGTTCCACCATAGTTAAGTTCTATAATATTATCTTCTACATTAAAAGTTGTAGTATTAAGAGTTGTAGTTGTACCTTGTACTACTAAATCACCCGATAATGTTAAATCAGTAAATGTTGGAGAATTACCGGTATCTAATCCCAATTGTGCTCTTGCAGCTGCTTGTGAACCAGAAACTACACCAGTTGGTAAGTGTTCTATTGTTTGTGAAGAACCACTAACTATTCCACTTGGAATATCTGTAAAGTTATCATAATCTAAATAGTATGATGCATTTTGGCCATTTAGTTGGTTTGAGTTATTAGCAGAACCGCTTAAAATATGACCACCCTTTGCAACTACTACTGTACCTGATTGTGCAGATGAAAGAGTAATTACTACTTGGTCTAAATTAGAAGTATTTACGTTCTGCGGGAGTATCTGATTGTTTTGGTTATCATATACTGCAACTAATATATTTCTCGTGTTAAAGTTATGAGAAACAGTTATAGAAGATGAATTTGTATAGGTAGATGATACAGTTGCTGCTGAATCTACTGTAATATTAGTAATATTAGAACCATCACCATATAATGTATCTGCATGAACTTCATTCCAAGTTTTAGAAGAAGAACCTAAATCGTAAGTTGAACCACTATCTGGTATTAATGAAGAAGAGAAATCTGCTGATACTGAAATAGAATCAGTAGTTGCATTCCCAATGGTGATATTACCTCCTAAAGTAAGATTACCTAATATGTTTACATCTCCACCACCAAATTCGAAAGCAGAACCACTAAATGATAGTTTTTGGTCTGTTGTATTACCTGTATTCCTAGATGATAATACTATACCTTCATTAGCACTATTATTAGTAGCTACATGAAATTTATCACCAGTTGAGTTTGCTCCTACTGTTAATGTATAGTTTTGACCAGAACGAGAATCAATTATATTTTGTATATCTACATTAGATGTTCCAATATATGAGTTACCCCATTTTCTAGATGAAGAACCTAAATCAAAATTTAATGTACTTTCTGGAATTAATGAAGATGATAAACTTGCTATTACGTTTACCGAATCTGTTGTTGCATCTCCAATAGTTAGTTGACCTTCTAAGGTTAAATCACCTCCTATTGTAGTATTACCAGTAATATTTAATGAAGAAGCCGTTACAGCACCATTCAAATTAAGTGAACCTGTTACTTCTGAATCTGTTGTTATTATTTCTTGTACTGATGGTGTTCCATTATTCTTTTCAAAGAATATTCTACCATCATAGGTATTCATCGCTAACTCACCGAGTTCGATGTTAGATGTAGTTGGTATCTTACCTTGTACCGCAGTTCTTTTTAACTTGATTGTCTGTGCCATATTTATGACTTATCGTTTTCATTATATAATTACTCGATAAATAGAAAAATCCTTATATAAGGATTAAACCCCCCATAAAGGAGGGTTTATATTTACCTTTATTTTTAACTTAATTTACTCTTTAACTCATCAATTTGAGTTTGTTGGTCTTTAATTGCCTCGATTAGTAAAGCTACAACTTTATCATATTTTACAGCTTTATATCCATTTTCACGAGTTGTTACCAATTCTGGTAAAACTTCTTCGATTTCTTGAGCAATAACACCAATATCACTACCTTTATGAGAGTGTACTTCAGAGTTTTCAATCCAATCAAAAGTATTACCACTTATTTGAGCAATTTTGCCTAATGGGTTTTCAATTGGTTTGATATTTTCTTTTAATCTTTTATCTGATGATGAATATGCTACGATATCCGCTCCAGCATGTATTTCACCTGATGTTCCTGATGGGTTAACACCAACACCTAAACAATGTGATTTAAGGTGAGAAGAAAATACTGATGTACCTGTACCATCAACTTGTAGTAACCCATCAACTTCAACATCATTAAATGTTACATCGGAATTAGTATTAACATCTTGGTTGATGAAATCACTTCTTGAGTAAGTTGTGTTTGTATCTGTTGATGAAATGGTAATTGTATTTTCATCTGTTCTAGCAACAGAGGTTGCCCCACTTCCTACAAATTTTACATCATCAGTTGTTGCACCATCGTGTCCTGCTCCAGTTAATCTTAATTTAATACCACTTGAAGATACAACTGAAACTGAATATGTATTTTGAGTGTTGGTATCTGTGTTAGTAGTATATGAAGGAGTACCAAACGTACCGTCATGTTTTAGGAACTCTCCTGATGAACCAGCTGATGGTATAACACCATTATTACCAGTACCAACTAAAGTTCTAATTTCAGCTGCTGTTTGGTCACCAGTTGCCCCATCTTCTACATTAATAAATGATAATACTTGTGATTTACTTAATGATTCAATATTACCAGAATTAGCTGATACTCTACCTAATATTGTTGATGTAGTTATATTTTGTACTTGAGAAAATGATACTGCATCATTATCTATATGGTCTCCATTAATAGCATCATTTGCAATTGCAGCCGTTTGAACTGAATTAGCCGCAAGGTGTTCTGGACCAATTGCATCATCAGCAATTTTAGTACCATCAACAGCATCTGCTGCTAAGTGAACAGTATCAATACCTCCATCTACAAAGTGTTCTGAATCGATTGAGTCATCAGATATGTTTGTACCATCAATTGCATCTAATCCGATATAATCGTGTGCAATTGCAGTACCATTCCAAGTACCAGTTGTAATTGTACCTAATGTTGTAATATCAGTATTACCAACTCCTACTACGATTCTTTCTTCAGCTCCTAATAGACCTGACATCCAGTAATCGTTTGTTTCGTTCCAAATTATTGAAGCATTAGTTGAAGTACCTCTTTCTATTTCAAGACCACCATTTTGTGTTGGAGTACCAGTCTCATCAGAGTTAAGTACTATTTGGTTATCACCAATGTTTACAGTTGTAGAATCAACACTTGTAGTTGTACCACTAACTGTTAAGTTACCAGTTATTACTGCATTTCCACTAACACCTAAATCGTTAGTTACTGTTAAATCATTACCGATTGTTACATCACTTGGTAAACCAATTGTAACTTTAACATCTGTACCAGCTTTTGTTACTGCAGTTTCTATTTCATTTGTAGTTCCTAAGAATTGTAAATCATCAGCGATTAAATCTACATTTTGTGTTGAACTAGCATCATCAATAGTTAATATAGTTGCAAGACCTGTAAGTCCTGAACCATCACCTACGAATGAACCAGTAATTGTAGAAGTACCTAGAAGGTTACCTATATTATTTGCCGAGATTCTATTAGTACCAGCCGATATATCATTTGCAAATGCAATTGCATTTCCATCTGAAGATAAAATGTTGTTACCAGCTGTTATTTGTATTGGTGCATCTAATTCGATGTTACCAGTACCACTTCCATTTGTAAGTGTAATATCACCATTTTCAGTTTGTAGTGTGATTGTATCAGCACCAGTTTCTAAAAGTTTTAGAGATTCACCTGCATCGGTTTGTACTGTTAAATCTGTTCCATCTGTTGATAGTACTTGTTGTCCATTAATATATAATGAACCTGATGATAGATAAAGGTCTCTCCAGAATAGTGTAGAAGAACCTAAATCGTATGTGTTGTGTGCTCCTGGTAGGATATGACCAGTTACAGTTTGTTGTCCTGATGCTAATGTACCAGTTGTAACAACATTACCACTCGTATCGGCAACTGTGAAAGCTCCATCTACATCCAATCCACCATCTGCAGAAATTAATCCACTTGCATTTACAACTCCAAGAGTTGAAGTACCAGTTACACCAAGTGTACCACTCGTAGAAACGTTACCAGTTCCATCAGCTACTGTAAATGCACTATCTACATCAATACCACCATCAAGAGATGCAAGTCCCGTTACATCTGTATTTCCATTAACTGTTATTTGGCTAACTGTTGTTTGTGCAGCTGATAATGTACCAGTTGTTGCAATATTACCAGTTGTATTAGCAACTGTGAATGCTCCATCAACATCAATACCTCCATCTAAACTAGCAAGACCTGATGCATCTACTGTACCAGTAATTGTTGTATTCCCAGCTCCTAATGTACCAGTTGTAGAAACGTTACCACTTGTGTTTGCTACTGTAAACGCTCCATCAACATCAATAC